CTTGTAGGTCATTCCCTGCGCCATGCTGCCGCTCGCTCCTTTCCTTTTGCGCGTTTGTCGCGTTTAACGCGCGTTTTCAGCGCGTCCGCGGCTTTCCGCGTGGGATTTTAGCCCCGCGCACCATCGGGCGTTACAGGGCGTTTTTTCGGGCAATCAAAAAACGCCCCGTTTGGAGCGTTTCTGCGATTTGATTGTCTTTTAGCGGAGACTCGGCAAAAGCCAGAGTTCATCCACATAATCGCCCATTTTCGTAGGCAAAACTGTTCCGGCTTTAATCTTTTCGATAAGATCTTTGGGCACCGTAAAGCTGATGACCTTGCTCTCGCTGCCATCCTGCATATCTGCAACCGCCCAATATTGAATCTCGTCGTACTGGTCTCCGCCGCCATCCTTGATGAAATTGACAACCGTGTAATAGTTCTGATTAACCGTCATCTTCTTGGTTGCGCTTGACGTAATCTTGTACTTGAGCACGCAGATACCATCCGTCTCCGTCAAATCCAGCAGCTCGCCATAGTCATTGAAGCCTTTCTTGTTTTCCGGCTCAGCGGTTGGTTCAGCCGTTGCTTCCGGCATTTGCGTCGGTTCGACCTCCGCCCTTTCCGGCGCGTCCGCCGTATTGCCGTCCACCACAAGCTCTGTAAAGCTCAGCCCCTCCGCATCCTCAAACACGGCGTGTACCGTATGCGTGGTTTTCTGTTTTTCCAGCTTGGCTGTAAACGAGCCGTCAATCGTGTAAACCGTGCGCTCGCGTTTCACGTCAAAACCGAAAAGCGGCCCGCTGATGGTCTGCCCCGGATACATTTCTTCCAGCGCGCTGCTCAACAAGCCTTTCGCTTCCTTGGCTTTCTCCGATCCGGTCGTCGTTTGCTCCTTGTAGTAGGCGTTGGCCTCGTCTGCAAGCGCCTTGACTTCCTCAAGGGTCATGCTCTCATAATCCACCTGAGCCGGTTCGGCCACCGCCACACTCCCCACGCACAACAGTGCGGCTACCCCGGCCGCAATCGCAATCTTCCGCATGATCTTCGCCCTCCTTGGAACGCATTTTATTACCAACAGTATATCATCATTCCAATTTGGATTCAACCATTTCCGCGCGGATTCCATCTTCAAACCCATCGTCCAGCATTTTCTGCTCGCTGACAATCTGCGCAAGTTCGGAATCGCTGTCCTCATTGGGATGCCACTTGCGCATATAGCACTTCCGGCTGCGCGCCTGCTGGCTGACCTCCTGCAGGTCAAGCGTCCGTTCCGCGTCCTCGTCGTCTGCGATGGGGTAACGATGGTCGATGCTCACGGTAAAGTCAAGCGCGGGCAGGCTGTCCGTTCCATAAGCGCCCGCCATCTTCACCAGCGCCTGCACCATCCAGCGAAGCGCCGCATCCCACTCGTTCCACTTTTCCTCGCACCTCGTCGTCAGCTCCCAGTACAGCGCTTTCATTGCCTTGCCGGACGCCGCGAAGCCCTTGAGCTGTTCAAGGGACACATTCGGCACGGACAGCAGGCTGTACATGTCGTTCTTGTCCCGGTTCAGCGCGTTCTCGATGCGTTCATTATAGGAAAACTGCGCTTCAAGGATTTTCGCATCGACCTGATGGTCACTGCTGGGGTCTGTCTGCGCGTCGATGATTGCGCCCGGCGCGATCTTCACCCTGTCCATCGTTTCCTGATTCGCATCACGGAAAACCCGTTGTGGAAACATGTTGAATTTCAGCGCGTCGCGGTCGTCGCTTTTCAGCCGGTTATAGTCGTCCTGATTGTCCCAGAGGCGCTCCACGTCGCTCTTGCCCGTCATGTCGCCGGTCAAACCGTCGTTGATGACGACATACACCGGGATGAAGTCAAGCCCCGTGTCCTCGTCGCTGTGGGTCTCGCTGATTGTCCGTCCCGTGCCGTCATAGATAGCAGCGTCCGGCGCGCAGCTCATACTTCTGCCGCCAGATTCGCTGCTTGAGCCTGTCCTCGCTCTCGTTGGTATGATAAAAGAAGATGACCTTCGTCAGCTTGTCCACGTCCTCCGGGTCTGTGTCGTAAACAAATTCAAGGCTGGGGCGAAACTGAATCCCCAGCCTGCCGCCGCGCCTGCCCGTCAGCTTCAACGCAACGCGCTTGCCAATGAAGCAGTCCTTCGCCGCGTCCAGCAGCTTCTTGCTCCACTTCTGCTCTTCCAGCAACGCGGTCAGCCAACTGCCGAGCGCATCCGCATCGGCCTGCGCCTGCGCGTTGTCCTTCTCCTTGGGGACGATGCGCAGCTCCGGCTCCACGCCCATCATATAGCGCGCTTCCTTGCCGATCAGCTCCGCAATGATGTTCGTTACCTTGACGGTCGGCGTGTAATCCAGCCCCTGCGCGTCCACCTGCCAATATTGCCCCGCGCCGTCATACAGGCTGTACAACCGGATAATATCATGGATATCCCGCGTCACCTGCTGTCCGAGCAGTCCGGCCAGCTCCTGCTTGATCCAGTCCGTGCTTCCAATCTGATAAGGCTGCATCAGCGTCTCGCCCCCTTTCCGCTTCTGTTGCCCGTCCGCTTGCTCCTGTAAATGTGTTCCCGGTTGCCATATGCTACCGCGTCGATGCTGTGGTCATCGCCG